ACGCGGGTTGCCGGCACCGGAAGGTTGAGCACGCCGTTTGCGGGAACGACGGCTGCCGGGATTACGTTGCCGTCGGCGAGCCCGGTGACGGCCGCGCCTGCGAGTTGCGGAATGTAGATGCTCGAAACCGGCGCCGCCTTGCTCCATGAGCCCGCCGGTTGCGCCTTGACCAAGCCGCCCGAGCCCGGAACCACAGTGTTCGGAACCACATCGACGATCGGCGAGAGCATGTTGCCGGTGACGTGCTGGCTGTCGATGAAGGCGGTAATCGCCGCAATGCCGCCGCCCATGCGAATGACGCTGCCGACATCGCCGGCAGAGAACACGGCGACCGAAGCGCCGAACGTCATCGTATTGGAAAGGACGCACGTCGCCGAGGCGCCCGAACCGCCGGCGCTGCCGGCCGGATCGGTGATCACGAGCTGTGGATTGCGATAGTTCGAGCCCTGATTGCCGCCCGAGAAGGTTATCGCGGTGATCACGCCGCCGACGATCGTCAAGGTCGGCACGGCGCCGGTGCCGGGACCGAGCGGCCCGAATTGCGACAGCGGCGCATCGACCACGGCTGCCGTCGTGCCGGCCGAGTAGCCGTTGCCCCCCACAAGGCCGGTGACGCCGGTCACGGCGCCGAGTCCGGTCGCCGATGAGGCGAAAAGCGTCGCGTTCGGCTGCGGCAGCGGCAGCGTAAAGCCGCAATCGACGCACCAGCAATCTTCGACCGACTTCCAGATGCGATCGTCCATCCGCTCGATCACGTAGGCGGTATTAGCTCCGAACAAGCGCTGCGTGACGACATAGAGCGCATCGAGCCCCGGCGTCGGCTGGCCCGGAATCGTGGCGATCTCTGCCGATGGCTCGATCACGGAGCAGACGGAAACGAACAGCCCGTTGGTATCGTGGCGCGCCCAGCCGCAGACCTGCTCCGGTTTCAGCCATGTAAGGCTTAGCATCACGCCGTCGTTGCGCACCGCCCACAGGAGTTTATTCGGCTCGCGGCACCACGCGTGCTCGCGGATCGAATAGCCGGTGAACAGATGCGAGGATAATTGCGTAACGTCGAGCGGCGTCGACAGCGTATAGAGCTGATACGGCAGATCGAAGTAGATCGTGCTGCGCGCCGACACATAGAGCACATCGTAGTCGATCTTGATTGGCGGCACCGTCGGTGAGCTGCCGAGTTCGGGCTGCGGGTTGGCGTCCTGGCTTGACGGCGAGATCGGCACGACGTTGGTCGCATAACTCCCGGCCCCGACCAGAAGCCACACCGAAAGCCCGGTGAGTACCAAGAGCCCTTGCGGCAGATTGAGCATGAACTGGATGCCGTTGACCTGCTCGCTCCACGGCGAGCCGGTGATGGCGTCGGAGTCGATCGTCGGGACGCGAAAGTCGAAATTGGTGAATGCGCCGGTCTGGCTCATGAAATAAGTGTCGGGCTGATTGAGCGTAAAGCCATAGGCGCGGCGCTGCTGGAAATAGGCGACGCAACCCGGATAAGTGCCGCTCTGCGGGCCGAGGATCAGCGTTGCGGTCGCCGAGCCGCCGCCGGTCACGCTGACGGTAATCGTATCGTTCGGGCTGTAATTCTGGCCGCCCTCGACGACGAGGATTGCGAACAACGTCGAGCCGACGATGACCGGCGAAAGCTGCGCGCCCGATCCCGTGCTGGTGTTGATGGTGACGACGGCGCTCGTGACCGTACCGGCCGAGGACGTGACATTGACGCCGCCTATGCTGCCGCGAGCGAACGGGTTCTGGTTGGTCGGCGGAACCTGCGTAAAGTCGGGAATGATGTTGCTGTCGAGGAAGACGTTGCCATACGCCTGCCCGGCAAAACCGAACAACGCGCCCGCCGGAGGCATGCTGCCGAAGCCTGGTGCAGCCTTGTATATGTTATACAGACTGACGCCCGGCGTCGGCGACGCGGGCCAGGCGATGGTGATCGTGCCGGCCGTGGCCGCAATATCGACGCCGCCGGCGAGGCTGCCGATCGGCGAGGCGATGCTCTCAGTGCCGTCCGCCGGACTGACCGCGGTCACTTCATACTGATAGTCGATGCTGCCCGCCGCGCTCGCAGCCACACCGGGTTGGCCCGGCGGCAGCACCGACGGCGCCGGCACAACCGGAGTAAAAATCCAATTGTCGTCGGCGAGCCGGTTCAAATCCTGCGGCGGATATTCGGTCAGGGTTTGCTGATTGACACACGTCAGACTCATGACATCGGCGCTCTGCGTCCACTTGAGCCAATCGAGATCGGCCGCGGCATAGGGCGTCGTGAGCGTATAGATGCGCGAGACCATACCGCCTGACGTGAATACGCCCCACGCGGTTGAATTGATCGGATTGCCGTAAACGTCAGTCAGCGAGAACGAATTGCCCGACACATTGACGGCGATGAGGGTTTGACCGTTTAGCTGCGTCGTGCCGCCGACGCCGGCAAAGAACAGCCAATCGCCGTTTTGCGGCGGCAACCCTCCCGGAACGGCTCCGGTCGTGAGCGTGAACGTGGCGCCGGCGCCGGTGCCGTTGGTCGAGGCTTGCGCGACGGGGTTTGAGGGGAAGCTCGAATAGACACCCGCGTTGGCGATACGAACGCTTAGCGGCCCCATGAGGGCGGCGGGGAAGGTTGCGCCGGTGCCTCCTCCCGAGGTCGACCCTTGCGTCATCTGATTGCTCGGCGGATTCGCCGTGAACACGCCGGGATTGGTGACGGTAAGCGTCAGCGGCCCCATCGTGATCGAAAGCTGCAAGCCGGTCCATGTTCCGGGACCGCTGACGACAACCATCGGCTCGGCGACAACATTCGTCGGATTGACCGTGTACGCTCCCGCGTTGGTAATGCCAAAGAACGTGAGAGCCGGGCCGGCAGTAACTTGGATCAGGACAGTGAACCGGGTGCCGGTGCCGGTCGTGCCTTGCATCGTGTAGAAGCCCAACGCGCTCATCGAGCCGGTGGCATGAAAAGCAACGGCGCTGACCTGCGTGCTGGTTACACTGACCTGGCTCTGCGTGGTTTGCGTGCCGCCGGCCGGGTTGATGGTATCGCCCGGCACATAACCTTGCCCGCCGCTGCTGGACAATTTCAAGAGCTGCGTCGTCAAGACCTGCAATTGCGCCGGGACCGTAGACGTGCCGCCGGCGAGCGTGACAAGATCGCTCGGCGAATAGCTGCTGGTCACGCCGGAGTCGATCGGCACTGCGCTCACGGCCCCGATCGCGCTGAACGTCGCCGTAAGCACGATCGGATTGGCGTTGCTGACCGAAAGGACGGTGCCCTGGATGTCGGTCACATAGCCGCCTTCCGAGATCACACGCATGTACTGATTGCCGAATTCGAGCACCAAACCCTGTTGGATGTTGAACTGGAACGGTATCAGCCGCGGTTTGTTCGCCGATCCGGTCTGCTTGGAGAAGCCGACGAAGGCGGTGCCCGCGCGCGAGAAGGCGCCGCGCCGATATGAGACAAAGCAGTTGCGCAGCGTCGCCGCCGCCGTGTGCCAGTGCGCGAGATCGACCGATCCGAACAGGCCGGGCGAGAGTTCGCCGGAGACGAAGGCCGTTTCGATCAGCGGCGTCGACACACGCGCTCTCCGTGGTTAATACGCGCTGCCGCCCTCGACCGACTCGTCGTCGAAGCCGCCCCACATATCGCCGCCGGCGCCGCCGAAGCCGGCATGACCGCCCCAATACCAGCCGGCGCCCATGTAGCGGGTATCAATCCAGTTGACTCGGAGATTCGACGAATATGTCCCCTCGTTCCCGTCGATCGCGCGTGCGGTGACGATCGCGTCGCGTGCGATCTCCATCTGCTCCTTGCGCGTTTCGCGGCCTTCTTTCTTGTCCTTCGACAGCGGCAGCACGATACGGCTCGCGAGCAGCGCAACGAACGCCTCGCGAAACAGCGCGTCCCATGTCGACGGGTAGAGATTGAGGAACGTGTAGACGCATTTCGCGCTCTTGACGTCGGTCAGAATGACGGTGCGCGCGGTCGGCGACACGCCTTGCACTTCCGACAATACCGAGCCCGCCGGCGGCGGATAATTCGGATCGCTGGTGACGACAAACCGCGCCGGCCGCATGCGGTGCACGAGCGACGGCGCTTGGTTGAGATTCGGCATGAGCGGCGCGTTCGGGTTCGGCGGCGTGATGTTGCCGGCGACCGCGCCCGGACTAACTGGCCCCTGCCGCGGGATGTAGCGGACCTTCACGGCGTCGATCGGATAGGCGTACTCGTATTGGAATTGATTGCCGGGAACGATCGTGCCGACGTTCGGGCTCTGTCCGGTCGAATCGGCGAGGAGGGTGAGATCGGCTTCTTTTCTGGCGTGGTCCCAATTGGCAACGCGCAAGAGCTGCATGAGTGACTGCCGGTAGGCGCGCAGGATGACTTGCGCCGGCCGCGACCCGTCTTCGATGTCGCCGAGCAAAAAATCGATGCCGGCCTCGTCAATGGCCTGCTGTGCAACGTCAGAAGGCAGCCATCCGCCCATGTCACGCCTGCTTTGCTTCCGCCATGGCGTCGCTCATCTGCTCGTCGGCCGCCTCGACCTTCAAAGCTTCGGGACCGCCGATGAACGGCGCCAGGCGGCGCGCGAGCGAAGCCGCAAGCGCCTCGGTGAAATCAGGCGGGAACGTGTTCGGATCGGTGATCTGCCCGACGTAAGTAAGGATCGCGCCGCCGACATTGCACACGATCACGCGCTGCGGCGGCGTGAAACCGTTGTCGTTGACGATCGCGAACAAGTTTGGCTGCGGATCAAAATTCGGGAGGAAAAACGTCTGCGGCTTGACGGCGCGCACTTCGAGGCAATCCGACGGAAAGGCATATTCGTAGAGATACGGCAGCGGCGGGTTGTTCACCGGATTCCATTGATTCGGCGGAATGTAGCCGCCGACCGGCGACGACTTGAGCAACGTCGCAACGACGTTGCGCTCGGCGAACGGCCACGCATAATCGGCGTCGCGCAAGAGCACGTCGCGCGTTTGTGCGTACACGTCGAGCGCCTTTTTTGCCACCGCAGAGCCGTCGTAGAGCGAGCCAACGCGCAACTTGTAGCCAAGCCGGGCAACGGCCAGGTTGACCACATCGGCCGGTGACTGTGCGGCAAAGCTCGACGGCATTGATCAAATACTCCTAATCTGGCCGCTGTTCGCCGAGACCACCGAACGCCGACGCACTCTCGATCAAGCCTTGCGCAGTTTCCGGCTTGCCTGCAAGCGCGACGGCGAGTTCCGATGCGAGCAAACGCACGACTTCCTCGCGCATCAGCGCGTCCCACACGCTTTCTGTGGGGTTGTTGTTGTAGACCGCGAAGGCGCTCGCCTGATTAGTCCAGATGACTTTGACCTGATTGCTGTCGACCACGTTGTTGCCCACGTCCCAATTCACCGGCAGCGGGTTGTTCGGATCGGCCGGCGTCTGCGGCATGACCTGCCAGACTTCGATCCCGTTCGCCGGATAGGCGTACTCGAACGCCCAGCCCATCGGCGGCGTCGGCGTATCGGTGCGGACGAGCGCGACGATGTTGCGGCTGGCGTCCC